CTTCTTTGTTGAACTCTCTAGCTAGTGATCGTATATCACTGTCAGAAAGCTTTTTACCACTTTCCATTTTCTCTAAAAGCTTCGCTACCGTAGATTGAATATTCTTATTTTGTAAGTCAATTTTATTACTTAATTCTTTGTGGTTTGCTGCTGTTGTTTTTTGAAAATCTTGGAATGTTGGAAGTAATGTTTCTTTTTGTTCTGATGTTTGTCTTGCACTTGGTGCAATCATTTTAGAAATGCCACCAAGCATTCCTTGTATTGATGCGCCGAATTGCTTTTGTATATCCGCATGTGTAAGAGGTTGTGAGTGATCTTTTGCAAAATATCCAAACGCATCGCTCGCCACAGACCTAGCTGATGTGACGCCTCCAGAAAATTTTTCCCCTAGTACCTTGAACTCTGCTTGAATTTTCGCTATCGTTTCTTTTTTGTCTTTTTCTCTCTGATCTTTAAATTGTTTTAATAATTCTTCTGATATTTGCTCTGGAGTCTTCTGTTTACGTTGAGCTTCCAGCCTATCTTTAATCGACTTTAAGTTAGCATCACTACCATTAATTTTTGTAAGCAAATCGACCATTGATGACGAAAGTACATGCATTTCTTGACGCATATCAAGTAATGCTTGCTTCAACAAATCGGTTTCTGAAACCCCTATTTGGCTAGCAATAATACGTTCGTTCATGTTTATCCTCGAATTGCCCTATAAAGATTCGTTATACCCTCAACAATAAGCTCATTCATCTCTTCTTTTTCTTTTGTTTCTTGATCTTTCTTTGTTTCATACATGTTTTTAAAAGTGTATGAATGGAAAAGAAACTCAAAAAACTCAAGCTCTTCTGCCTGATGTATATTTATACAACCATCAGAATTTTTTATAAGCTCAAGAATATCCCGCAGCAATTCTAGGTAATATTCTCGTTCAATTGTTATTTTATAAAAAAATTGACGAACTTGACCTCTTCCTTGCTTTCGTGTTGGCAATGTAAGCATTTAAAATCAAGTTCTAAAACTGTACCGAAACCATCCATCTCTGCAAAGTAGTCTTTAATGCGTTCGAAGTCATCCAATGTTAAGGTTTCTGCGAATTCTACTCGTTCCTTGATTGTGGGTGTTACTTCTTTCTTCACATCGTCAATGGAAACGACTATAGATTTGATTGTAGACGCTAAGAAAATAAAATTCTTCTCAACCTCACTCGTAACCTTGTTTTCTTTAATATATTTCTCTATTTCGACGCTATCACCACGCATAAGAAGCCCGACCGAGAACGACACATCGCCATTTTTAGAAACTATGGTATTAGCGTGTTCTGGCTCTTTGAAGTTTTTAGTTATTATGTTTGTAAATGGGAATTTGACATCCACATTTGTTTTTCCGCAGCTTGGACAGACATGATCAATGGTTGCATGATCAAATTCCGTCGAGTTTTTACGAATTTCTATTAAAATCTGTTGGCGCTCTTGGTCTACTAATTTTTTAGAATCAATGGGATTCTCGTCGCTGTCAGCAGCGTATTTTTCTATGAGTTTATCTGCAAAAGTATCGATAGCAGCCTCGTCGGAGTTTTCCAGAATTTTTAAAAACTCTTTCTTATCCTTGATGCGTATTGGACGAATAAGAATCTCTTTTCCGCTATAACACAGTGTTATCGGCTTTGGTGCCGCCTTTGTTAAATACGCTTTTTTAATATCAGAAATATTGATATCAGGCATACTATCCCCTTATATAGTTGAATTATACCCTAAAAAATATTATTTTATTAGGAATTTGGCTTATTACTTGCTTGACTTGGTTCTTGTTTTGCATTAGTTGCAAACAAGTTGATCGTGTAATAATCGTATGTAAAATTAACACCAAAACTCACTAAATCATTTGACGCATTGTTTAACTCATATCCGCCAACTTTTCTTGGGAACAGTCCGTGCATCGTATACTGACATACGGGCTGACCAACCCTATTCAATTGATACACATTCGCTATTCTCTTGTAGGATTTTGGCGTAGATGCTGATTTGCGGTTAAAATCCCATGCTAATGATGACCATGTTAGAAACGTTGAGCGTAAAATATGCGAGTCATCGGACCAAAATGTGACTGTCCAATCATCATCGAATCGTATACCTTCGACGGCTTTGATATTAATATGTTGATACTCTATATTTTTTGACTTTAATTCGAATTGTGGCAACGTCATCGTCTGTGCAAACGCAGTTAAGGTTGTTTTATCGTCTGGTTGAATACCAATTTGTGGTATTTCAATGGCAAACATGTAGGAACGAGCAAAATCGCCACCTAAAGCAGCGATTTTCTCTCTAAAACCCGCAATATTTGTGTTGTGTATAGTCATAAAAAGATTATACCAACAAAACCAACAACATTTCTGCTGTTTTTATTAATTTGTTGGCTTATTTTCGTCTTGAACAGGCTCGTTAGTATTAACTTCCTTACCTGGGTCGCGGCGTTGTGTTGCGAGAACACCAGTTGTCTGGTTGTCGCTACCAACGTTGACTGCCTTGGCGTCCTTACCAGCACTTACGGTGTAGAAGTCATATGTAAATGTTACATTAAACTTTGCTGGCTCAACATCATCGTGCGAGAACTTTGGTGCATCGATGCTACTTGGGAACAAACCAAAGAATGTATAAACCATTGTTGGGTTTCCAAGACGATCAAGCTGACTTACATATATCTTGTCTTTCTTATAACTCGTAAGAACAGCCGATTCCATGGTTGCTGGATCGTGAATGTATGATGCCCAGCGCAACAGATTACCACGAAGAACTTGAGCTTCATCAGCTAAACACTCTACTGACCATGTTGGATCGAATTCAACAACTGTAGCCACATTCATCTTCATGCCTTGGAATCCAATTGGCGAAGTCTTCAGCTTATATGCTGGAAGCTGGATGGATCTAACCATCATTGACAGCGTGTTCACTCCAACATCGTCAAGCCATTGTGGCATGTCGATCTTGAACATATACGACCTGGAAAAATCTCCAAGTACGGTTCTGAATCCCACCAAGTTCTGGTTAAAAGCATTTAATGCCATCTTGTTACTCCTTAATTAAATTAGCCTCTGCCGACCAACTCTTGGAAGTTGACACCAGTAGCCACGGCGGTAAATATAAGCTTGATGAACTCGATTACTCGTACTGGCTTAACTAATATTTCTGCAACGAATTCGTTACGGTCGATGACATCTGGTGTGTTGTTTGTTTCATCAGCAACAACCAAGTAATCATAGACGCCGCGCTTCGCCTTGATTTCAGCAAGGAAGTTGTTTATACTGTTGCTGAAGCGTGTACGAGTAACTTCATCATTCAACTCGAATATGTAGTAACGAGCAAGTCTTTCGATTGAACGCTCCAAGAAGAGGAACAAACGACGGACGTTGACTCTATCGAAGGCACTTGGACGAGCTTGGAGTGTCTTTTGACCCCAAATGATGATGCCTTGTCCAAGGAACTTAACGATAGGGTTGATGCGGTTCTGATAGAGAATGTCGCGTTGTGCTTGACTTGGGTTAACTGCCGTGTCGATGACATTATCAACGATACCGCGTGTTAATCCTGCTGGTGCCCACCATTGTGCGTAGGCGAAGTCAGTGCGGGCGTATGTTGCACCGACGAATCCAGAAACTGGAACCCAACGTTCTTTTTCTCCGTAGTTGTCGAATATCTTGAAGTAGTTACCGTAAATAGCGGAATAGCTACTATTGATGTTCAAGTCGCTGGCAACATAGTTAGCCATCTGTGTGTAGACTTGATCAACGACCTTCTTGGTTGTTGGGTTGATCATGACTGTTTCTGGCATGTTCAAAATTGCGAAGCAATCTTTACGGATGTTCTTGGCAAGATTATCCATTTCTCTCTTGACATTATCCGAGTAGTCGGCATCCAAGAGAAGATCGATCTGGTGTGTTTCCTTGTTGCCAAAGAACTTCTGCCATGCACCGAAAATCTCACCCTCAAGCTGTCCAAGACCAGGATCTGCGTCAAGAACACCATCATGTGATGCGTCTGAATAACCAGCCAAACCGTCTGCGCCCATCAACGGGGTACGACCAATCGACCATGTTACTTCGATACCTTCAGATGCGGTTTCGCTGTTACTTGTGAAGATATTTACATACTTGTTGTTTCCATTAACAACCTTTGGACCAAACATGTTGTTGCCGTATCCGTCTCTCTTTTCTGGATTTGTCGAGAGCATATATACATCATCTAATGCACCAGTTTCATCAAATACATAGAAGAGGTACGAATCGTAGAAGTAAACTGGGTTACCAGACATATCGTATGAAACGACATCAGGAGCAGGACCATATTCTGGCGATGTATAGACGCTTAACAATCCGCTATCAATTGCCCAACCAGCCGATGTGTTGTTGGTATCGACTTGACCACCACCCGTGCGTGGTTGTGAAATGATTACATCATCACGAAGTGATGGGGCACGACTCAAAAGTTCGTCACCACTAATACCTGTCCAGTAACGAGCTATGACGGCTTGGCGATCTGTTTCAAGAACAGCTTGTGCCAAATCACGCTTGAAATTCTGGAGTGTAATGTATTCGAAATTCGATACAACTGCAAATGTGATATTCTCGTAGAACGGACCAGGACCGACAGCGTAAACGTGGAAGAGCTTTTCAGCACCAGTTACGTCGAGAGGACCGCCAGTTGTTGAGGCAGTTCCAACAGAATCATATACAAGAGGATATTGAACAACTTGCATTGGTTCTGGTTGAGCCGTCAAATCACCTTGAGGCTGGGTCGATGTTGGTGGTGTAAAACCAACTACAACACCAGCGGCGAGACGAGTTGAATCTTCGATACGAACCGCTTTAAGAGAGCTTGAAGCTTCCGAGAACTTCATTGCTGTCCATGCAAACTTATAGTTTACGTCATCTGGAACGCCGAAGACATCAACATAGTCACTTGGGCTTGTGATGTCTATAACTTGGTTTACTGGACCCCTGGTTGCGTGAACAACTATTGCACCCGTTGAGGATGTTACCGTTTCGATACGGGTTGACGCATCGCGTTCAATTACTTCTACGCCGGGAGAAAGAAGTGTCATAATTTACTCTCCTATTATCTTGATTATATTTATATGCATTTGATGTTTGTTTTTTGAATTTTTTATATATCTTCTGAAACACCATAACATTTAAATATTTATCTACAATCTCCCTAGTTGCTTTTTGAAAATATCCCTATCTGACATTGGACGAACATATTTGTTGAAGTTCTGTAGAATCTCTTCGTCTTCCTTATTACTATTCGTTGTTCCAGTAGTGTTTGAAGCTTTACCAGCATAGTACATGAAATCATCTTGATAATAGCGGGATCTTAATGCATATGAAATCCAATATGCTGACGAAATCGTATCGTCGTGAAGGTTTCTTCCTACACGGGCTTTAAAAACTCCGGGTGTTACTTCTTCGAAATATGTTAATTCTGTTAGCATATCCCGTGATCTGATACGCATCTTGCCACTTTCCACATCGTCTTTAAAAAAGTTCAAAGCCATGGGTTTTGTTCTGACGTTGGCGTTAATACCATGTTCTGCACGCTCATAGTCGAAAAATATGTTCTCGTATTCTTTATCGTGATACAGCACCTTACAAACAACTTCACCTGTTGTATTATTTTCGACAACAACCATGGGATTATTGAACATTGGGGTCAATTTAAATACAATATCGATGAAATCGAACAGGACGATATCGTTTTTCCTGAATAGACCAACTTGTTCATACATTTGTGTCTTTGTGAAATCGGTTACATCGTAAATGTTGATAGTTGAGTAATCGGTGCTATTTCCAGCACCTTTCGATACGTCTACTCCAAACGCATACAACCTTCCCTTTTGTGGTGGTTTCCATATTTGTAAACCATCTTCTGTAATATATGCTGGATCGCTAACATGTTCAGATAGTTTCTGAAGCGTCTCACCAGATATGAGTGTGTTTGTCGAACCCGTAAAAGAACATGCGTGTTCTTGGTTGAAACGAATCTTTCCAAGTATGGAAAGTGTAGTATCGCGCCAGTTTGTATCGCGATCTGGATGGCGTTCCCATGTGACCTTTTTTGCCACGAATGGATTCTGAATGCCGTTGACAATACGACCAGCGTTTGTGAATATCTCGTAGAATTTTCCAGTTGATCCATTCGGTGTCGAAACCATGATCATACGACCACCAGTGCTGATGGTTGGGAATACTGATGTAAAGAAATTTTCAGCGATTTCTTGTGGAACGTGAGCAAACTCGTCAAGTGCAAGCAACGACAACGATTCACCACGGAAGGAGTCTTCAGCAGTTGTACCACCCATGATGGTAGAACCATTATCAAATCCGATTACTGTCTGGTCCCACTTTTCGGCACCTGGCTTGAGGAAATCTGGTAACTCAAGATACGCTGTCTTGATATCCTTCATGAGACTCTTAGCAGAAGCTTCTTTGTTAGAAAGAATACCAATGGTCTTGTCCACATCGAACATTGCCAACCAGAGAATATAGATGGATAAGCACGTACTTTTACCTAACTGTCTTCCGAAATTTAAAACAATAAATCTGTTTTCAATG